AGGCGAGCAGGTCACGTCCTGCGTCGTTCGCAAGCTTGAGGGCAACGACATCCCGGTTCCGGCCAAGAAGCCGCCGAGTGGAGCCGCCCAGGTCAAGTTGTACCGACACCTGCAAGAGCTGAAGGACGGCGGCGCCTCCGGAATCTGGACGGCGGCCGAGCTTCGGAAGATGGCGAGAGAGATGGGAATCACCAAAACGACGGCCCAAGACCTGCCGATTACGTTGGCCGGATCGGGTCACCTCAAGAACATCGGAGGTGCTTATGCGCTCGTCAATGAGTGAGTACGGAAAGTACGGAAAGTACGGAAATGTACTTTTCGGACTGTCCAAAAAGGTACGAAAAGTACGGTCACCCTTTAGGGGACCGGACTTTCCGTACCGGACCGGACTTTTGACCGGAGGTGGGTATGAGTAAGCCAGACCACCGCACCCTCGTCAGAGAGGCGATCGGGAAAGCCGACCCGGGGCTGCTCAAGCTGCTGGACGGGCTGAAAGGAAAGTTCGACGCCAAGCTCGTCGGCTACGCGCTCAAGGACGAAGCCGGCCAGTGGGTCGGTCACGGTGCCTTGAAGGAGCCCAAGCCATGAGAGGGCTCGAAGCGGAAATCCTCAAGATCATTCAAGACTGCGCCTCGGTNACCCGGGAGCAGGTCGTGCGTCACTTCGTGTTGCGCCGCAACCTNTACCCCGACGCGGTGCACAAGNCGATCTACCACCTGATCGTCGGCGGCGTGGTGGCTGAGAAGGGTGGAAACCTATCCCAGGTCATCCCCGACCTCGAGGACAAGGAGGAGGCGAGGGCGGCTCGGGAGGCCAAAAATAAACCCGCCAAAGAACCCGCCAAAAAACCCGCCAAACCGCCCCGATACAACGAGGACGGCGATCGCCGTTGCACCGGCTGTCACCAGTATTTGCCGGTCTCAGATTTCGCTCGGCACCCAAGCACGAAAGATCGTTTACAGCCAAATTGTAGGCTCTGTAAGACGCTTTCGATGCAACGAAGCCGCAGCAGGTCGGCCTATTCGGTCAAGCGGCTGACGGGGCTCAGTAACAGCCCATGAGCCTCAATCGCTATGCCGCCAAAAGAGACGCCAACGAACTGCCCATCGTGCACGGTTTGGAGGCCCTCGGGTACTGGGTCATTCGCCTGGACACGCCCGTCGACCTACTGGTCGGCCGCACGGGCCGCCCGCACTTTGCCTTGCTCGAGGTCAAGATGCCGGGCAAAGGACTGACACCGGATCAGGTCAAGTTTTTTGCGCTCTCAGAGGGCGCGGTGCGTTTTGTTGTTCACAACTTGGAGGAAGCCCAACGTGTCTGCAACGTCTGGATCGACAACTGTGAACCCTGATCGGCGGGCGCGCAGTCACATGGCGCCCGAGATCCAACTGGTGCACCTGCGCCTCGAGGCGTGGTCACGCTGGGCGCGAGATAAGGCGCCGGGCGGTTGGCCGGAGCGCACCATCCTTGGCCGGCTGATCGAGGAGGGGCCGGGCGCCAGTCACGGCACGGGTCAAGTGTCGGACATGCCGGAGCCCGTGGCCATCACCGACCGCGCGGTCGCCCACCTGAGCGGTGAGGATCGCGCCGTCATCCGTGAGTATTACCTCAAGTGGGCGCCGCGTGAGCTGCTCGCACGCCGGCTCAAGCTTTCCTTGCGTCGCTTCGATGCCGTCCTGAACCGCGCTCGCTGGCGAGTGTGTGGATACATTTCGAGTGCAATTTGATTACGGAATCACTTTGTTAGATGGTGGCATCGTGCGAATGAATGTATCGCACTCATACCCCCTCCCGCGTTGTTATGTAACGCGTCTTGAGCCCCGCCATTGAGTGGGGCTTTTTTTTATCTCAGGAGCCCGCAATGGCTGTCGATAAGCATCCTTCCCGGCGCCCGTCGCCGCCCCGCGAAATGCCGGCTTCTGGCCCGGGCGCACCGCCGAAGCTCAAGGCCGAGATCCACGAAGGATCGGGCCAGCACGGCGTGCCGTACGGCTTTAAGCACGAACTGCGCGTCAGCTCGACGCCGCACAAGTCGGAAATGGCCCACCACTTCCACGACCACCACAAGGGCAAGGCGCCGCACGCCGGCCGCGAGGAAGCGGAAGAGCCGGCTAAGCGTCACATGGGCAAAGCCGGCCGTCCGGGCGACGAAAAGCACGACGACGAGCCGGGCTAATGTCCTCGCCGCATAAGGGCGACAACCTGGCTAAGTTCATGGGCCGCTTCATGGACGGCGAGGAGTCGACCGTTGGCAAGTACAAGCGCCGCAAGAAGCGCCGCCACGAGGATGAGGCCGAAGACAAGGCGCTCATCCGGCGCGAAGTGAAAACCTCAGCTCTCAAGCATCCATGATCCTCTCGCCCCCGAAGCCGCAGATCCGACAAGAAGGTCTCGACATGCGCGATGGGCGTGTCGAGTGGGTGGACGAGAACATCAAGCCGCTGGGCGATCGGATGATCGTCCGACCGCTCAAGGTCGAGCTGTCGACCACCATCGAGGCCCATTGGCGCGGCCGCACCCTACGCGGTGAGGTTGTCGCCATCGGCCCGGGCGAGTTCCCCAACCGATACAACAGCGACCGCTCCAAGGTCTGGAAGTCAAAAGTCTTTCGCCCCACCGAAGTCAAGGTAGGCGATATCGTGGAACTCGGCGGCTTGGACATCGGTGGTTACGCGTTCCCGCGGATCATGTACCGCGGCGAAGAACACATCATCGCGTCCGAAAAGGACGTGGCAGGAATCCATGCCAGGCAATACCGCGCAGCAGCTGGTTAGCTATCAATTCAAGCCCGGGCAATCGGGCAACCCCGGCGGCAGGCCCGTCGGTGCGCGACTGAAGGTTACAGGGTCATTCCTGAACCGACTCGCGGACGATTTCGAGCAACACGGCAAGCGGGCGATCGAGGCGGCCCGCGAAGAAGACCCCATGGGTTACGTGAAGATGATTGCATCTTTGCTGCCCAAGCAGGTCGAGCCGGCCAAAGCCTTGGAAGACTTGACCGATGACCAACTCACAGCCGGCATCGAGTTCTTACGAAGCCAGCTTGCTATCCGCGCTGATGAAGGAAGCGGATTTACGCAAGCGCCAATCGAGGCTGAAGTCGTACGGCCCGTACCAAAAGCAACGTGACTTCCATGCCGCCGGAGCCAGTAACCGAGAGCGGTTACTCATGGCTGCTAANCAAGTCGGCAAGACCTGGTCAGCCGGCATGGAAGTGGCCATGCACGCCACAGGACAATATCCCGATTGGTGGCAAGGCCGCCGATGGGATCGAGCAACTACTGGCTGGGTTGCCGGCATNACCGGAGAAAGCACCCGAGACAACGTCCAGCGCATTTTGCTGGGACGCCCGGGGCAATTCGGTACCGGTTCGATACCGAAAACGGCGATTGTTGACTACAGCAACACCCGCGGTATCGCCGACCTAGTCGACACGATCAGCGTTCGCCATGCCACCGGCGACATCTCCACAATCGCACTTAAATCGTATGAGAAAGGTCGCGAGAAATGGCAGGGCGAAACGCTGGACTATGTGTGGTTTGACGAAGAGCCGGACAGCGACATCTACATCGAAGGGCTGACCCGCACCAACGCCACGAACGGCATGGTGTTTATGACGTTTACCCCGCTGTTGGGTATGTCGAACGTCGTGCGTCGGTTCATCATTGAGAAAGTCCCCGGCACGTCCGTCACGACCATGACGATTGACGATGCGAGNCANTACTCGGACGAGCAGAAGGCCGCGATCATTGCGTCCTACCCCGAGTTCGAGCGCGATGCCCGTACGCGAGGCATCCCGGCTATGGGCTCGGGCCGCGTGTTCCCGATCGCCCAGGGCGCGATTCAGTGTGAATCGTTCCCGATTCCGCAGCACTGGCCGCAGATCTGCGGTCTGGACTTCGGTTGGGATCACCCCTCGGCGGCCGTCCGCATGGCATGGGATCGGGATGCCGATTGTTTATACGTCATTGCGACGCACCGAGCGCGTGAGCAGACGCCGGCCATGTTCGCCGCCGCGGTCAAGCCGTGGGGCGATTGGTTGCCCTGGTCGTGGCCGCACGACGGTCTACAGCACGACAAGGGCTCGGGCGAGCAGCTGATGGCGCAGTACCGGGCGCAAGGCTTAAAGATGCTTGGCGTCCGCGCCACCTTCGAGGACGGCACCAACGGCTTAGAAGCCGGCGTGTCCGAGCTGCTCGATCGNATGCAGACCGGTCGCTTCAAGGTGTTTGCACACCTGAGCAACTGGTTCGAAGAATTCAACGTCTATCACCGCAAAGAAGGGCTCATCGTCAAAGAGAACGATGACCTGATGAGCGCCACGCGCTACGCGATGATGATGCGCCGCTTTGCAACGACGAAATCGTTCAAGAAACCACAGGCATTTAATCACCAAATGCCATCACCCACAGGTTGGATGACTTAATGGCGTACGCCTCGGACTCAGCCGCCACCAACGACCAAGACCTGATCGTTGAGTGCCAAGAGCGGTACAAGCTCGCGATGGACAGCGAAAGCGCCAATCGCACCGAGGCGTTGACCGACATCAACTTCGCCAACGGCGACCAGTGGCCGGTCGACATTCGCCGCGACCGCGACACCGACGGCCGTCCGTGCCTGACGATCAACATCACCGACGCGATGGTGCGCCGGGTGACCAACGCCCTGCGCGAGAACCGCCCCCGGATCAAGTTTCACCCCGTGGGCGACGGCGCCGACGTACAGGCGGCCAAGGTCCGCAACGGGCTCATGCGGCACATTGAGTCGGCCTCGAGCGCCGATTACGCCTACGACTGCGCGGTCGAGAGCGCCGTGCGGGGCGGTTGGGGCTACATCCGCGTCGGCAGCCGCTACGTCGACGAGCGCTCGTTCGATCAGGATCTGACGATCGATCCGATCCGCAACCCGTTCACTGTCTATTTCGACCCGACGAGTTCGATGCCGGACGGCTCGGACGCGTCCTGGGCAATCGTCTCGGACATGATGCGCCGTGACGAGTACCGCGTCCGCTACGGCGACGTCGATCCGCTCGGCTGGCAGTACATGGGCTCGGGTGACTCGGTCGCCGACTGGGCCACCAAGGAGCAGATCCGGGTCGCCGAATACTGGCGCGTCCACCGCAAGATGGACACGCTGCACATGCTCTCGGACGGCAGCACCAAGTTCACCGACGAGCTGCCCGAAGAAGACACCCTCGAGGCGGCCGGCATTGAAATCGTCCGCACCCGCCGGGTGATGCGTAAATTCGTCGAATGGTATTTGCTCTCGGCGACGGCCGTCCTCGACCGCCGCGAGTGGCCGGGCAAGTACATCCCCATCGTGCCGGTGTACGGCCGCGAGGTGGATCTCAACGGCCGGATCGTCCGCAAGGGCATGATCCGCGACCTGCGCGACCCGGCTCGCATGTACAACTACGGTCAGACCACCATGACCGAGGTGGCCGCGCTCCAGCCGAAGGCGCCCTGGCTGATTGCCGAAGGGCAGATGGAAGGCCACGAAGCGGCGTGGCGCGATGCCAACCGCAAGCCGATCGTCGCGTTACCGTACAAGCCGGTCACTGGTCCGAACGGCGAACTGATGCCGCCGCCGCAACGGCAGTCGGCGATGGCGCCGGCCGAAGGGCTGATGCAGTGGATACAGGGCTCGCAGTCCGACTTTATGGCCGTGGCGGGTATGCCGCACGAGCCGGGTCAGGACTCGCCTGGCGAAGTGGTCTCGGGCTTGGCGATCAAGCGCCGGCAGGGCCTGTCGGACATCAGTCACTTTGACTTCGCCGACAACCTGACCCGCTCGCTCAAGCACATCGGTTCGATCGTCAGCGACCTGATTCCGCACTTCTACGACACGCAGCGTATCCAGCGCATCATCGGCGACGATGGCACGCCGGACACCACCACGATAACGAGAAAGTCCGCGACCCGCTGACCCAAGCGGTGGTGCGGATCAAGAACGACCTCACCGGCGGCTTGTACGACACCGTGGTCGACTCCGGCCCGGGCTACCAGACCAAGCGCGAGGAGGCCGCGGAGGCCATGCTCGAGCTGCTGGCGACGCCGCTCGGCGAGATGACGGCCAAGGTAGCGGGTGACGTCGTTGTCCGCTCTCTGGACTTCCCAGACGCCGACACGATCGCTGACCGCATGGCCGCGATGATCCCCGGCGCCCAGATCGACAAGGACTCTGACATCCCGCCGAAGGCGCAGATGATGATTAAGGGTCTACAGCAGCAGTTGCAACAGATGCAGCAGTCGCACATGGCGCTCGAACTGGAACTCAAGACCAAGTCGGGCATNGAGCAGATGCGCCAGCAGGGCGAGACGCAGCGTTTGCAGATGAAGGANCAGGCCGAGACGCAGCGCACCCAGATGGAACTCGGGGTGCGGCGCGAGGACGTGCAGACCAAGGCGCACACCTCAATGTTCGACACGCACGTCAAGTCCATCACCGCGCACGACGTGGCCGAGATCCACGCCGCGACGCAGCTGCTTAACACCCACGCCGAGGCCGAACACAACCGGCGTGCGGCGAAAGAACTCGAAAAGTCCGCAGAAAAAGCGGAACGACGGTCCGAATAGTTAATTCGTNTTGCGTGGTCTGGCAGACCCCGCGAGCGGTGACTCTTTGCCCCGCACTTGGCGGTTTCCAAGGGATCAATACGTGGGTAGACCATGGCCATCACGACTGTGACCAACGCAAACCTTGCGGATTACGCAGCGGAACGCACCAGAAGCGTCAATATTCAGACGAACGAACAGCTCGTCGCAGCGGTCGATAAATCGACTGGTACAGACGCCGAAAAAAGCCCGATTGTCGCCACCGGCAGCGAAACGTCGCCGGATGCGCCACCCGAGCCCCAGGGCGAACCCGATGCCCCGAAGAAAGGCGAGAAGAAGGACGTCCAGACTCGCATCAACGAACTGACTCGAGCCCGTAAAGAGGCCGAGGAATTCGCTGAAGACGAGTACAACGCCAAGCTTCGCGCCGAGCGCAGGATAGGCGAGCTGGAAGCACAGCTTGAATCGTTAAAGTCGATCGAACAGCCCAAGACTGAGGCACTCAAAGAGCCCAATCCGGCTGATTATCAGGACATCGCCTCGTTCGCGAAGGCCTTGACGGACTACAACCGCAAGCTGACCGAACAACAGATCGCTAAAGCCCGTGATGACGAGCGGCAGCGTCTGGCGATGGAACGCCAAAACGAGTTGATGAAGACTCGTGTGGAGCTTGCGAAGTCCGAATTTGAGGACTTCGACGAGGTCATTTCAGCCGCCGACCGGGTGAAAGTGGCCGTTCCAGCGCACGTACAGGCCGCGATATTGGAGTCCGAATACGGCCCGCATATCGCGTACCACTTGGCGAAAAATCCAGACGATCAGAAGCGGATCTTTGCGTTGCCCGCGGCGAAGGCGCTGCTCGAGCTCGGCAAGATCGAAACATCGTTTGAGAAATCGGCCTCGGCGGAAGCGAAAGCGGAAGCCAAGCCCAAAACCACTATTGAAACCACTCGCGCACCCGCGCCCGTTGCTTCAATTCGTGGATCTGAAGCCCCTGTAGCCACGAACTCGAGAGAGGCGTTGAGCTTTCAGGACTACAAACGGCTCCGGATGAACGAATTGAGGCAGCGCCGGCGCTAAAGCGCATAGGAGACTGTCTTGTCTAACAACCTTCTGACTATCAGTCAGATCACGAACGAGGGCCTGATGGTCCTCGAGAACGATCTGTGCTTTGCCGATCACGTTAATCGCCAGTACGCCTCGCAATTCGCCCTGTCGGGCGCCAAGGTCGGTTACACCGTCAACGTCCGCAAGCCGCCCCGTTACATCGGTACGACCGGCCCGGCGTTGAACGTGGAAGACACGAACGAGACCTACATTCCGGTCACGCTCACGACCCAGTTCCACGTCGACGTGCAGTTCACGACGGCCGACCTCGCGACCAGCGTCGACATGTTCAAGGAACGCATCATCAACCCGGCGGTTGCTGCGGTGGCTAACAAGATCGACCGCGACGGCGCGACGTATGCGTACCAGAACATCCCGAACGCGGTCGGTACCCCGGGTACGCCGCCGGCGTCGTTCCTGAGCTTCACGCTCGCGGGCGCGATCCTCGACGGTGAAGCCGCGCCTCGCGATGGCGAGCGCGTGGTCATCCTTGACCCGTTCAGCATGGCGTACGCGCAGGATTCCGTGAAGGGCCTGTTCAACCCGCAGTCGGGCGTTGCCGAGCAGATCGAGAAGGGCTTGGTTGCCAAGAACTTCGCCGGCTTCGACTGGTACATGGATCAGAACGTGGTGTCCTACACCGTAGGCGCCCAGGGCGGTACGCCGACCTTGGCGAACAACACCTCAAGCGCGTGGCTCTCGTCGGGTTGGGCGTCGTCGGGTCTTATCCAGTCCACGGGCTGGACGGCTTCGGCGGCGGCTCGCCTGACCGTTGGCGACGTGATCACCGTCGCGGGCGTGTACTCGGCCAACCCGCAGAACCGCGGTGCGTACGGCTCCAACCGTCTGCGCCAGTTCGTCGTTATTGCGCCGCCGTCGACGTTGTCGAACGGTACGTACAACAGCACGACCGGTGTCTACAGCTCGTCCTCGGGCGGCGCTCTCGACTTCTACGTCAAGAACGCGGGCATCTACGGTGGCCAGTTCCAGAACGTCACGGCGCAGCCTGCGAGCAACGCCGCGATTCAGGTCTGGGGCTCGGCGTCGGGCGCTTATGCCGGCACGGTGTCGCCGCAGAATATTGCGATGCACCGCGACTGCTTGGCGTTGGCGTTCGCCGACCTCGATCTGCCGGGCGGCGTCGATATGGCCGCGCGTGCGGTCGACGAGGAAGCAGGTATCAACTTCCGCGTTGTTCGTCAGTACACGATCAACAACGATGCCCTGCCCACCCGCTTTGACGTGCTGTACGGATGGGCTTCGCTCTATCCGGAACTGGGCGTCAAGATCGCCGGCTAATCGACGGAGGGGGCGTAACAGCCCCCTCTATCCCCTTCTTTTCCGAGGTACTTTTCAATGGCTAATCCTGGACCGGCCACTATTGGCACGACCAACACCCAGCCGCCGCGGTCGACTTTGCAGACCATTCAGACGATTGCGGTGTCCATCACTCCGACTCAGATTGCGACGGCCAGCTCGGTCGAGCAGTCGTACGGCTTGAACGGCGCGACGTACGCGACCGCGGCGACCGGCATCTTGGCCGGCGACGTGATCCTTGCGATCAACCCGCCCAGCACCGCGGCGAGCTGCTCGATCGGTGGCTTCCGCGTCGACACGTCGACGGCTGACAAGTTCTACATCGACTGGGTGACGTCGGCTGCGACGATCACGCCCCCGTCGGGTACGTACTTGATTACGGTCGCTCGGTACATCTCGAGCGTGTCGACCAGCCCGGGCACGTTCTCGTCGCTGCCGTCGGCGATTACCACCAACTGATCAACGGGGCCGGGTAATACCGGCCCTTTTTAGGAGAAATCAATGCCAGGTGGAACTACTCCCCAAGGCGGCAATTGTAAGTTGCAGGAACTGCTCGCGTTGGCGATTACGACGCCTTCGGTGACTGCCAACACGTCCAATACCGCCACTTACTCGCTGCCGGGCGTGTTGCCTTACGACATCGTCGACGTTCAGTCGCAGTCCCACGTTGCCGGCCTGTCGGTCGGGTCCTCGTGGTGTTCTACGGCGGGCTCGATCATCGTGCAGTTCGTCAATTCGACGGGCAGCACGATTGGCGCGCAAAGCAACTATCAGATCCTGATTCTCGTTTCTCGTTATGAGAACGCGAATTTGGGCCTGTCAGCCTTCCCGTCAGCCATCGTCTAAATAGCAACGCTATACGTCTCGGAATACCGCCAGATTGCGAGCGTACCGTCGGCGACCAATTACGCGCCGATGGCCGGTCAGGCTCCGCAAGAGCCCCCGGTAGCGGAACAGACCATCGCAATCACGGGAAGCAGCACCGCGTTAGCCCAGTTTTCGGGTTACACGGCCATGATTCGCGTGCATTGCGATGCGATCTGTTCGATCAGCATTGGCAACAGTCCGGTGGCGACCAACGGCACCTCAAACACTTTGGACGGCACCGACATCATCGCGGCCTACGGCGGCACGCCGGCTGCGAATTCGACGCCCTACGAAGCAACGCTCAACCTTTCGATGATGCGCCTTGGAGGCATGGTTAGATAATGGCTGCAAACAGCACCACCGCAATGGACATCATCACCGGCGCGTTGCGTAACATCAACGCATTGGAAGCCGGCGAAACCCCAAGCGCCGCAGACGCGGCTGACGCCCTGATGGTCCTAAACGACCTCATCGAGGCGTGGTCGATCGACAAGCTGATGATCTTCTCGTCGGTTGAGAACATCCTCACCTTTACGCCAGGTCAATACCAGTACACCGTCGGCAACCCCGTCGGCGGCACGTTCACCGGTACCCTCGTCAGCGGCTCACCCACTATCTCGGGCGTGACCATCCCGTCCAACCTCGTCGTGGGCGGCACGCTCACCGACGTGCAGTCGGCGATCCCCTCCGGCACCACCATCCTGTCGATCGGCACCAACACGGTGACCATGTCGGCGAATGCGACGGCGACGGTGTNGGCGGCCGAGACGATCACCTANACGACCCCGGGCAATTTCCCCATTGGCCGCCCGCTGCGGATCACGAACGCGTTCACCCGCATCACCTCNAGCGGTAACACCGGGCTCGATTACCCCATCGACATCGTCGGTCGCGACAAGTACACCGCCATTGGCCTCAAAGGTCTGGCCGGCCCGTGGCCGATCCTGTGCTATTACGACCCGACGTACCCGATCGGGAACCTGTATTTCTACCCCAATCCGTCGCAAGCGGGCTCGTTGCACCTGTGGACGGACACGATCCTGACGGACTTCGCGAACGTCAATCAGGCGATCAATCTCCCGCAAGGCTTTGCGCGAGCGCTCAAGAAAAACCTCGCCCTCGAGCTGGCCCCTGAGTACGGCAAGACCGCCGGGGCGTTGCTGGTAAAGCAAGCGATGGAATCGAAGGCAGCGATTAAAGCGTTGAACGAGATTCCGGACGTCGAAGCCTTCTTCGACCGCGACATCGTCCGCAGTCGCCGCACCGACGCCGGTTGGATCATGCACGGCGGCTTCGCGTGAGTTACGAGGGCGCTGATTTCGGCCTAGTCGGGAGCGCGTATGAAGCCCCGATGCTGTTGCAGGATGCCCAGCGGCTCATCAATTGGTATGCCGAGATCGATGCCGAGAAGGACGCCAAGGAGCCTATAGCGCTTCTGGGCTGCCCCGGCCTGAATCCCATACTCAGCACCCAGACAGGCCCCGTTCGCGGCTTGTGGGTGCTTCCCGGCGGTTCTACGGCCCTTGCCGTGGTCGGCGCGACGGTCTACCTCATCACGATGACGGTGTCGGCCACGCAGTCGAGCATTGCTCAGTTCTCGACCGCGGTGGTCGGGACGCTGAACACCAATTCGGGGCCGGTCTGCATCCGCGACAACGGCGCCATTTTCGGCGGTCTGGGCGGCTACGCTGTCATCGTCGACGGCACCTACGGCTACCTGTATCGCCTGAGCGGTGCCGGCACGGCGACCACGACGGTCACCACGACCGCCGGAAGCAACGTAGTCACCTTCACCGGCTCGCCGAACTACCAATTCATTTGCGGCGCCACCGTCAGCGATTCGGGCGGTGCAATACCGGCCGGAACGACCATTACGGGCGTCAGTTACAACGCCCTGACGTTGACCCTGTCGGCCAACGCGACGGCCACCATCAGCACCTCAGACACCCTGACGGCCACGCTGCCGGCCTTCCAGCAGATCACCGACCCGGCGTGGCTACCCGCCGATCGCGTCGCCTTCATCGAAGGCTGGCTGATCTTCAACAACACCCAGACGCGCACGTTCTTCACCACCGCGCCGGTGCCGTACACTGTCAGCTTCGCGGGCGCCTTCTACGCGCTCAAAGACAGCTCGACCGACAACCTCGTCACGCTGTACGAGAACAACCGCGAGCTGTGGCTGATCGGTGAGCGGACGAGCGAGGTGTGGTTTAACCAGGGCGGCGCCAACTTTGCGTTCAGCCGCCTACCCGGCGTCGGCCCGCAGATCGGCTGCTCGGCCAAGCACTCGATCACCCGCATGGGCCCGGCGTTGGTGTGGCTCGCCCGCAATGAGCAGGGCGAGAACATGGTGGTGGCGACCAACCAATACACATGGGAGCGCATCAGCACTCACGCGATCGAACACGCCATCTCGGGCTACCCGTACGTGTCCGACGCGATCGGTTATGCGTACGAGGAGGAGGGGCATATGTTCTATGTCCTGACCTTCCCGACCGCTGACGTGACGTGGGTGTTCGACGCGACCACCAAGATGTGGCACCAGCGGGCGTCGTGGGATTCCACCGCCGGCGTCTACCACCGCCACCGCTCGAACTGCTACATGAACATGCAGGATCTGCGACTGGTCGGTGACTACCAGACCGGCCAGATTCACCAGATGTCGCGTCAGGTGTACACCGACGCGGGGAACATCCTCCGTTGCCAACGGCGCACCCCGCACGTCTGGTCGCGTGAGAACCGTCAGCGCGTGTTCATGGCTGCCATTCAGGTTGAATTCACCCCCGGCGTCGGTCTACAGACCGGGCAGGGCGCCAACCCGCAAGCCATGCTGCGGTGGTCGAACGACGGCGGCTTCAGTTGGGGCAACGAGCATTGGACGAGCATCGGTCTCGTCGGCCAGACCCGCAACCGTGCGACGTGGCGCCGACTGGGCCGCGCTCGCGACCGGGTGTTCGAACTCAACTTTACCGATCCCGTCCCTCGCGACATCGTGGGTGCCACGCTGTGGGCGCAGGGTGAGGCCAACGAAGGAGAAGCGGCTTGACCGTTGCGACCAATAACCTGCCGACGTTCGAGGTCTCGCTGACCGAGGGCAAGCAGACCAACAAGGTCTGGTATTTCTTCTTTAAGTCGTTGCTGAACGGCAACCCGCCGGCGAACGAATACGCGGTCACCCCGGTGCAGTCGCCGTACACCTTCGTGGCTCCGCAGCGCGGTTTTTTGATCGTGAACGGCGGGACGATCTCGCTTATCCAATTCAGCCGGAACGGGTCGACCAATTACACGACCGGGATGACGGCGGGCTGTTTCCCGGTCTCGGCCGGTGACTCGCTGATTATTCGCTATTCGTCGACTCCCCAACTTACTTTCGTACCTCAATGAGGCGCTAAATGGCTTCCGCAGTACCGTACAAATTCACCACGACGTCCAGCACGAACCTTCAGCCGGTACGCGCCGGACAGACGGCCAACGTGACTGGCATCTCGGTCGCTAACGTCGCCACGGCGATCTACATCAAGCTGTATTGGACGAACACCGGCGTGACCGTCGGCACGACCGTCCCGGCCATGACCATCGGCGTGGCGGCGAGCGCCAACGTGCTGCAAATGCTGCCGCCGGTGACGGGCAACGGCGAGCTGTGGGTGGCGGTCACCGGCGCTGCCGCTGACTCCGATTCGACCAGTGCCGCGGCCGGCGCGGTGGTGACGCTGCTTGTCGAATAACGCCCTGGCGGCAGTCCCCACGCGGGAGGGCATCGAGGCGTTACAAGCCACGATGTCCCAGATGCCGCAGGTGACGTTAGAGACGAAACACTATTTTGCCGACGGCATGTACTGCCGCGAGGTGTTTCGGCCGGCGGGCTGCACGATCGTCGGTAAGGTTCACAAGAAAGAACACCTATACATCGTCGCTTCGGGCGAGGTGACGATCGTCGGTGACGGCTATCGAGAAACCGTTGTCGGCCCCAAGGTGTTCGTGTCAAAGCCCGGCACAAAGCGGGCGGTTTATGCCCATACCGATGCGGTCTGCATGACCGTNCATCGCACAGACCAGACCGATCTCGATGAGATCGAAAAAGAAATCATTGAACCAGACGAGAAAGCGTTATTCGACGCGAGTAATCGACTGATTACANACCGCTTGGAGCAAAAAGCATGACATGGTTTGCAACGGCCGTCNTCGGTAGCGCCATTNTTGGGGGCATCGCCGCCAATTCAGCCGCGCAGACGCAAGCCGATGCGTCGACACAAGCAGCGCAGATCCAACAAAACATGTTCAATCAGACTCTCGCCAACGAGAGTCCGTATGTTCAAGCGGGTTACGGCGCTCAGAACTACCTGAACTTCCTGCTCGGCATCCCCGGCTATAATTCGCCGACGGGACAATCTACGGCCAGTACGCCCAACTACGGCGGCGGCGGTGGCCGCATGGGCGCAGGCGCCAATGGCATGGGCGGTGGTGGTGGTGGATTTGGCGACGCAAGCTATCTGCAAACCACGGGGCAGAATGGCGCCGGTGGCCCCGGCGCCAACGTCACTCCGCAGTTACAGGCCGGCCCGTCCAGCACGTCGAGCGAAACTCTGACCGGGATCTGGCCGTCCTATGTAACGGCAGGAGGGCCTAACACAAGTTCCTCCCAATCGGGCGCGCAATCGGCGCCTTCTGGCCCGGGTGGCTTTGGCTCGTTGCTGACCCCGTTCTCGATCGACCAGTTCCACAAGATGTCCCCGGCGTACCAGTTCCAGCTTCAGCAAGGACAGCAGGGCATATTGAACGGCGACGCCGCCGGGTCAGGCGCCCTGTCGGGTGCTGCTCAGAAGGATCTGATGTCGTTCAATCAGGGCGCTGCGAACACGGCATTTAACAACGCCTTTAATCAGTACCAG